CCCTGACGAACCTCGGCGGTATCGTGGCGCGGCGCATCGTGAGCCGGGCGCAGAACGCCGCGCTCGAACGCACGCTCGACGAGGCGCTTCTGAACCCCGAGTTCGCCGCCGCGCTCCTGCGCGAGAACAACCCGGCCAACCGGGCCGCGCTGAACCGTATGGCGAAAAGCTATCTCGGCAACCAGGCCAGCACGTTCACGCGCATGCTGAATGAGGCCGACGAGGAAGAGTCCGCAGATGTGACGATCGACACGATCATGAGGTGAGCCGATGAACCCGATGTTCTCCGACAACGCCGCTTATGCCGTCCAGCGCCTGCAGCAGCTTGGGTGGTCGCCGGCGGCTGCCGTCGGCATGGTAGGCAATCTCGTGCAGGAGAGCGGACCGAACCTCAACCCCACGGCCACGCATGACGGCGGCACAGGGTTTGGTATTGCCGGTTTTCGCGACCCGAAACCCGGCGAAGGGCGGTGGACGAATCTGCGAAATTTCGCCGCTCAGCAGGGCCTTGATCACCGTGATCTCGATACGCAACTGCGCTTTATAGACCACGAGCTGCGCACGTCCGAATCAGGCGTCGGAAACCGGCTGCGCAACGCGCGCGACGCGTCTGAAGCTGCGCGTATCTCGATCGACTTCTTCCGCCCCGAAGGGTGGACCAGTAACAATCCGACAGCGGGCCACGGTTGGAATAACCGTCTCCAAAACGCACAGACCTTGGCGCGGAACGTCGGGGCCATGCCGGGCAACCTAACCCCGCCCGCCCCGTCGACCGGCGGCAACGCGGCCTATGCGAGCATGCCCGCAGAGGGCGCGACGCCCGCCGCAGGATCGTCCGGCGCAGGTGCGCCGCCGGGCGGCGAAGGTGGCCTGCAGGCGATGTTCATGGACGCCGTGAACGACCGCTCCATCGATCCGAACGACTATCAGGACGGGTTTCCGCGCTCGATTGGTAACGTGCTGGCCGCGCGCGTCTTCATGGACCGCGAAGGCGCGGTGCCGGAGCGGTTGCAAGGCTTGATCAACCGCGATATTGAGCGCGGCGTGCTGAACGTGTCGCCGTCACCCGGTGCAATGGCCCCTCTGCCGCCGCAGCGCCCGGATATGAGTCCCGCCGCGCCGGCGGGCAACGCGGGCGGCCAGACGGCGCTGGAGCGAGCGGGTATCATGCCGCGCACGCCCGACACCGGTCTCGGCGTCTTCGAAATGCCCGCAGGGGGCCTGTCTGCGATCAGTCAGGATCCGGCAAGCGCTGCGAACCCCGGTATGCCGAATGCAGGCGGCGTCATGCCGCTCGGCGCGTCGGGACCGGCGGCGTTCGGGCAGCTTGCACCGCCGACACCGACGCCAGCCGCAGGCGGCGGGACGGCCGGTCTCGACCTTGGCGGTTTGGCGAGCATGTTTGCCGGTATCGGTCAGCCCGCCCCACAGCCCGCAGGGCCGGATATGACGGCGCTCGCGGCGCTCATGCAACCCCAACAGCCGCAGATGGCGGCGAGAGGGCCGACGGCGCTCGACGCGGCCGCTATGCTGCAGGAACGCGAGCGGGATATGACACGCCGCAACCGGCCGGGGCGCCCGCAGCGCGGGCCGCCCGCTCGCATGTTCGGCTGATAGGAGGGCGACCGCTGTTGCGCCCAAAAGTGCGCCCAAAAACCTGTATGTTGGCCGTGTCCGGCACCGAAGCGCCGAACATGAAAGCGTTACACAGTAAGGGTTTGGGAGTGGTGCTGCCGGTGAGGATTGAACTCACGACCTCTCCCTTACCAATACCGTTGTCGTCCATCTGTCTGTTGCTTGTCCGGTAACGATTTCCGTTGATAAGCCGATCTTCGCAACAGGCCGTGTCGGTCATTTGTCGGTCACTGTAGGTCGTTTTCGACGCCCAAAACGGGCGCTCGCGCCCATGACTGCGCTCACAAGAACACGTTCGGATTTGCTTTTCTTCGTTCGATCAGTTCGGCGATATCCGCGTCGGTGAGAGACGCGAGCACGACCTCCCGCGCCGAACGTTTGTTGGACGCCTGCGCGGCAGACGTGGCCCACCGGCAGTTGCCCGGCTCGTAACCCCGATCCACGTCTATCCGGTCGATTGAATGCCGGGGGCTCGGACAAGGCCCCATATCGGCGAGAAATGTCCGGAAATCACCCCATCGAGCACACACGGTTATGCCGCGCCCGCCGTAGTATTTGAAACCTTTCCTTCTCGGGTTAGAGCAGCGGTCGCGCATAGCGCTCCATATCCGATACTCGCGCGTAGACGACATACCGTGTTTTCTTCTTGCCTCGCTGCGCAAGCAACCGCAACTCTTCGACTTTCCCGACGTAAGGTTGCTTGTGTGAACCTCGCTAACGGTGCCACAAGCGCACTTGCAGCTGTACAAGCCGGATCGCACGAATTTATTCACGGTCCAGCGCCCGAATTTTTGGCCCTCGGCCAGCGCACGCGCGGATTCGCTAAGCGCGCAGCCGCAGCTCGATACGTTGCCAGAAGCCAAAAGCGAGGGCGTGGTGTAACGTTCACCGCCACAATCGCATCGACACTTCCAAACCACCTTGTTGTCGTAGCGCCGGGCGGTGGGTTCAACCGCCGTCAGTTTGCCGAACTTCAAACCCGATATATCTTTCGCGTTGGGGTGCAGCATTGAATCCTCCGGTCGGAGCTATAGTATCTACACCGTTTCTCAGATCGTCAACCGCGTATTTGGCGTACACTTTTTCAACCATAGCGAGTGTGTTACCGAGGATCTTGCTGACTATGTAAAGCGGCACGCCCCGGCGCGCCATGTGGGTCGCCGCCGTGTGCCGCAGGACGTGGGGGCTCACACCCGTCGCGCGCGGCTTGGCCCCGGCGGCGCGGGCCAGCTTGGGGGCAAGGCCGGCGCGCTCGGCCACGATCTGCACCGACGACCATATCTCGGCCTTGTTGTCGAGCACCAGATCGCCGATGCGCTCGTCGTGCATGCGCTGCAGGATCGGCCGCAGCGAAGAAGCGATCGGCACACTGGCCCGCCGCTTCTTCGTCTGCGTGCGATCCGGCGCCTCGAGATGGATCACGCCCGTCTCGAAATCCACGCGGTCCCACGTGAGCTCCAGCAGGGCCGTCTTGCGGCCGGCGGTGTAAAGGGCGAGCCACAGGAAACGCTCGACCCGCGACATGCGGCCGTCGGACCGGGCAGCGTCGAGCAGGCGCTTCACTTCGGCCTCGCGCAGCCAGCGGTCACGCGGCGCGCTGTCGGCCGGCAGCTTGAAGTTCGGCACGGCGGCGAGGCTGTTGCGCTCGACGCACCACCCCAGGCACGCGCGCAGCGCGGCCAGCTCACGGCGCACGGTGCCGCTCTTGGCGACCCGGCCGATTTTGCCGGCACGCCGTTTCGCCACGTAAGCGTCAACCGAATCCTGGTTAATTGTGGCCGGCAGCATACCGCCAAAATGGACACGCAGGTTCGACCATGAATGCCGGGCCGTCTCGGGAGACGCCAGCGTCTCGACGTGGCGCAGATCGTAGGCCGCCCACAGGTCGGCCACGGTGGCCGTGTCAGGGGCCGGCGCTTCGCGATCGAGGATCAACCACTGCGCGAGGAAAGCCTTCGCTTCATCCAGGCTTTCCGCGCCCGTTGAGACGCGTTTTGAGCGGCGGCCTTCTGTCCAGTGGACGTACCAGCGTCCGTTTTCGGATTTCTGCAGTCTCGGGGCTGACATGTCGCTTCCTCCAGATACCGGTCAAGATCGATCTGCCTTATCATGACGGGCCGGCCCGGCAGGTAGGCCAGCGCGCCGCTCGCGCGCAACCGCTTAATCTTGCTCGCGGAGCAGCGCAGGATCTTCGCCGCTTCGTTTTGCGTCAGAAGCGTTGTCATCGTTCAGGATCTCCAGAATCTTCAAGGCCGATCGCGTGTGCACCAGGCGGTTGACGCGCAGCCACGAGAGGTGAGGGGCCGACGACGAGACGCGCATATCGACGGCGGGTTCCTCGTTCGCCAGGCCGCTCTCGGCGACGTTCGGGTACAATACGGTCGGCTCAACTCCGAGCGCGCGGGCCAGCTTCTCGACGCTTTGCGGTGTTGGCGCTGTCTTGCCGCGTATGTAGGTCGAAACGCTATCACGAGGCAGATCGGACTGACGGGCCAGTTCCGACTGATTCCAGCCTTTCGCGATCATCATGCGGTATAGCCGGCGCCCGAACTCCTGCTTGTGCAAATGTTTCGGGGCGATTCCGCCTTCCGGCAGGGAATCCAGCGTGAAATGAGTGTGGACTTTGTTGGGCATGACACTCTCCAATGTTTGTATGCGCACTGTATGTCTTTTTAAAAATGCACGCAACTCGAAACTTAGTGGACAATATGTCTTTTGTCAGCCAATGTTGGTTGACACGGTAAACGCCATGTTGTCTCATTGATTGACCGAAAGGGAGTGTTCCGGTAATGTTCTTTCAGTTCAAGCGCTTTCTAAAGGATAATTTTCCGGGCGGTGCGCCGGAGGTGATGCTGTATTGCGACCTCTATCTCAAGCGCAATCCCGGTCGAAGCGCCGTGATGAAATGGATGCAGCGGAACAGCATCCCTGCGGAATGGTTCGCCTTGCTCTGCGTCATTGTCGAGCTTGAACGCGGCCACGCAAATGTGAGCTCGTATTTGACGGGGGATAAAGATGCGGCGCGAAGATGAAATGGTTGTGGAATTGCAGAATTATTTTTTCGCGGTCTACTGGCTGCGCAGCGTGGAGCCTGAAACGACAGATTTAACCTTGCGTGAACTGCGAGCCGAGTGCAGCGACGAACTGTGTGCGATATCGCTCTATTCGGCTTGGCCGCGTCTGCGCGTCGCTGCGGACGACGTACTGGCCGAGCAGGAAGAGCGCCGCGTCGTGCATTGGGGGCGCGCGTGATCGAGATCGTTCTGCGCGGTGCGCCGAGAGGCAAAGAAAGGCCTCGCGTGGCCGAGAACGGTCATGTCTACACGCCGCAGAAGACGCGCGACTATGAAGCCGCCTTGAAGGCGGCGGCGACCCTGACGATGGGAGATGCGCCGCCGCTTGAGGGTCCAATCGCGCTCGAGATCGACGTTCGGCTGCCGATCCCGAAATCGTGGCCGAAGAAGCGCCGCGAGGCCGCCGCGAGCAACCGGTTCGCGCCGACATCCAAACCTGACTTCGACAACTACGCCAAGACCGTCGATGCGTTGAACCAGCTTGTCTGGATTGACGACGGACAGGTGATCGACGCGCACATACGCAAACGCTACAGCGACACGCCCGGCATGTGGATCCGGGTCTATTCGGTGGGGGATCTGTTCTCATGAGCGACATAAAAACCGAACTGGCCGCCGAAGCCGCCGAGATCGTCAACGGCGCGCGCCGGAAGGGGTACGGCACCCCGGAGAACAATTTCGAGCGCATCGCGCGCTTCTGGAACGCTTACATGGCCTCGACCGGACGCGTGGCCGACTTCACGGCGCGGGACGTGGCGCCGATGATGCGGCTCATGAAAGAGGCCCGTCTGTGCGAGACGCCGGACAACCGCGACAGCCTCGTCGACGTGATCGGGTACGCGCTCTGCCAGGCCGAACTGGTCGGCGTTAAACCGCGAAAAGATGGTTGACATTAACCGTTTTGTCTGGAATCTTGGCATACATTGGCTGACAAAAGCCGACGCCCGCTGAACTGACTGATTTGCCTGAACTGCTTGCTGGACAGGGTGCATGAAACCGTTTCCCACACAAATCACAGGCGCGCTATTTCTGGAATCTCGGAAATACGCGCTGCTGGCTGATCAACCCCGTGTCGGCAAGACCGGGGCCGCGATCATGGCGAGCGACATGGCGCTAGACGCCACGACGCTTGTCGTGACGACCGCCTCGGGCCGCCCGGTCTGGGAGCGCGGGTTTCGCGCCTGGTCGAAGCTGCCGCGCCGGACGCAGGTGCTGGCCGGCGACGCGCTCGACGCCAACGCGGACACCGTGATTGTCGGTTGGCCGCAGGTCGCCAAACCGGCGGTGCGCGCCGCGCTTCTGCGCCGGCCATGGGCGCGGGTGATCCTCGACGAGTCCCACTACGCGAAGAACTTCGACGCGAAGCGCACAGAGGCCGTTTACGGCACGCTGGAGCGCGACGGACAGGGGTTATTCGCGAGAACCGCCATAACGGGCTCTGCGGGCGGCGTGTGGTGCCTGACCGGGACGCCGCTACCCAACAGCCCGGCCGACCTTTACCCCATGCTGCGCGCGTTATGTCCGGAAAGACTGGCCGCAGGTGGCGGACGCCCGGACGTGACCAAATCCGGCGACTTCCTGCACCGCTACTGCGTCGTGCGCATGAAGAAGATCGGTCGCGGTTTCCGCAAGATTCCCGTCGTGATCGGCGGCCGGAACCTAGACGAACTCAACGCGCGTCTCGACGGTTTCTGGATGCGCCGCACGCAGGCCGATGTCGGGATCCGCGAGCCGGTCCATGAACTGATGCCGCTGGCGATGTCGCCGCGCGTCCGCCGCGCGATCGACGCCGAGAGTGATGCGGGGAAGATCCTCGCCGCCGCCGAGAGCGGATCGACACGCGAGATGGAAATGCACCTTGGGCCGCTGCGGCGGATCACCGGCGAGCTCAAGGCACCGCTGATCGTCAAGGCGCTCGAGGACGAGTTCGAATGCGGCCTCGACAAGATCGTCGTCATGGCCTGGCACCGCGACACGCTGCGCATTCTCGCCGAGGGCCTGCAGAAGTACGGCGTCGTCGGGATCGACGGATCGACACCGGCCAAGGACCGCGCCACGGCCGAAGACCGCTTCCGCGATCCGGCCGGGCCGCGCGTCTTCATCGGCCAGATCCAGGCCGCCGGCGAGGCGATCGATTTGAGCGCCGCATCAGAACTGATTTTCGCGGAGACGAGCTTTGTGCCGAAAGACATGGCCCAGGCATCGCTGCGCGTCACGAACCTCACGGCCAACCGCCTATGCCGCGTCCGGGTGGCCGTGCTGGAAGGATCAATAGACGAGGCATCACAGCAGATATTGATGCGGAAATGGACCGCTATCAGAGAGGTTTTGAAATGATCAGGCTTGAGATCCACGCCAAGGATGTGAACGAACTCCGCAAGACGCTCGCGTCGCTCGCTGCGCTCGAAACCGGCATGATCGCCGCTGTGGCGCAGCCGGTCGACACGGCCGACGCGGCGCC